AATCTGAATTGGTGATATTCTCAACAACGGATGTCTTCCTGAAGGCTAACTGAACCTGCTTAGAGTAAATAACTGGGGAGAAATTACCATTAGGCAGATTTCCGTAACCTGCTGCAGTTTTAAATGCCATTTTCATCTCCATTTTGAAAATAAAACAAATGCACACAAAAGTATGCTACATATTTACTCGTCATCGGCTAATTGTATATTGAGGTTGTATATTTAATAGCTACTTAAATATAGGCTCATACTTTTAGGTAGGCTTCCAAGTTTCTTTAATATATGTGAGTATCTTATAAAAAGGGTCACATTTATAGTTACTTATAGTTATATCTATAAATAAAAATTTGTCAACACTTATCGTGCAGAACCTGATACATCATACAAAAAATTGCCTGAACGTATAGCTTCCATTATCATATCTGCATTTTTTTCGTATTGATCAGCACTCATCTTCTGAACATCAGACTCTTTAATTTTTTTAGACGTTTCATTAACATCGACTTCAGTCTTTTTACTTTTCGTATTAACTGCTTTAGCAGCACTTTTGCCACTCTCACTTTTATCTTTTTTGCCAATGTTTCTATCTGCCTTGTATAAGTCAATAGCTCTAGCTGCCGATCTTGCATCATTCTCATTTTCATATAGTGCATCTTGTACCCACTTTGGTTGTTGTTCTGCCCAATCATGGAAATCGTCACTATCTCTTATCTCATCAAAGTCAGGGTGTATTTTTAACAACTCCACCTCTGCTTTTTCTTTTGTTGCAGATATTTGCATTTCATCTATCTGCTTTATCTTTTTTTCTAACTGCTCAGATTGTTCTCTAGCTTTTTTCATTGCTATGGTTTCTACAATCTTTGCAACATCAGGATATTCTTTTGCCCATGCCTCTAAGTCTTCGTCAGACTTTGGTAGCTTCATTTCCTTATTTGTTGCGTCAGTTAATTGACTTTCTAAATCTTTTAACTTTTTTTGGTATTCTTTTTCTTTTTCTTGAGAATACCTACGGAGATCACCATAACGCTTTTTGAAGGTTCTTTCTTCTGCGTTCTTTGGTTCTTCCTTTTCTTCGGTGCTGTCTTGGTCTTCTTCTTGTTTTTCGTCACCTGTCTTCTCCTCTAAAAGTTGCTTTAGTTCTTCCTCATCTTTTTTTATTCTCTCTTCATAAGTAGAACGTTTTGCCATAAATGCCTTTTTTTCAGGTGTAGCATCTGTCACCATTTCTTGTGCTTGTTCAGCCATTTTTTTCTCCTTTGGGGTTATCGTAGCCAATTACTGTTGGGGGATAAGTAGCCAACTATGTGGGTTATTTTCTTGAAGCTAACCCACCTCGCTTCATCTTCTTAGGTTTAACTTTTCTTTTTGCAAGTCCACCTTGTTTAAAGAAACTGTCCTCTAAGCCTCCAAACTGTGAAACATTTGTTGTATCAGGTTGAGAAGGTGGAGAATAATCACCCGGAGGTGGAGCATTGCCCGGATTGCCCTGACTATCTGTAAAGTTTACAGTTGTACCATCTTCGTGTGTGAATGACCCATCTGCATTTTTACTATAACTAGTTCCATTAGGATTTAAGTCAACTGAAACAGTTCCTCCTGCAAGACTAATATCGTTTTGAGCATCTTGAGAAAATGTATCTTCAATAGTTGCTTTATCCATTTCTAACATAGTTTGTTTAAAATCTGACTCAGACATGGTAGATGCTTTGTCTCCCATATTTTTCATAACTATACTTCTTTGTCCTAAACCTGCTCCTGCAATATCTTTTTCTTCATCCTCTAATTTTTTTGCATCTATTTCTTTTGCACTTAATTCACCTTTTCTTAGTTCTGCTAAAGAAGGTCTTTTCATAGGCTCATCTCCCGGTCTCATACCTGCCTTAGAAACATCGTAAGTTCTTAATTGCTTACCTGCTATATCGCCTTTTTTTATAGTCTCTGCTCCTAATGGTATACTTTTTGGTAAGAAGCCTTTTTCTTGTAGATTTCTTCCTAACGCACCAAAAGGTCCTCCACCTAACTTTGCTAAGTTTCCTTTTATCTCGTCTGTTAATAATCCTCTTAATTCAGGATTAGGTGCAAAGAAATCTGCTCTACCTGTTCTTAAAGCATCTTCAACATTTGCTATACCTATTAAATTGCCACTAAAATCAAATTGTGTAGCAAAAGTTTGTCCACCGATGTCAACTCTTCCACCACCTAAACCTGCTTCCATTTCAGGATCAGGAGAATCATCGCCACTTACCGATTCGACTCTAGCAGTTTGAGGCTTTACGTTTACCACGGAAGGATCTTCTACTTTTGTTTTTTCAGGGTCTTGAAATGTATATCCCTCAGGTACAGGATATAAAGGTTCTCCATCCTTAAATGGTATATTAAGTATCATACCTGCTTCATTTACATATTTACGAAACTCATCATACTGACCCGGACTTCTTCCTACTAAGTCTTGAAATGTTTGAGTGCCACCTACTTGTGGTACATTGAAGCCACCTATCTGTTGTCCTGTATTCATAGGAACAGTATTTGGTAATTGCACATTAGGTGCAGTATTTTGAAACTGTGATACAACAGAAGATGGTTGTGCAAATGTTCCAAATGTAGGTGAAACAAATGTTCCTGCTTGTGCTTCTATAACACCACCTTTTGCCATCTCTATTTTTTCTTCTTCTGTCTCTTCTCGTGTATCTAAATCATCTACACTAAATGGAATATCATCAGGTAATGTTGCTTCATCTGCGTTACCCATTTGACCCATAGCTTCCATTCTTTTTAATCCTGCTTTTGCTTCTTGTCTTAACTGCATAAGTTTCTCTAACCCTATGTATCTTACAACATCTGCAGGAAATACAAACTCTCCTTCACTTAACTGTGCAGGTATGTCATCCCTAACTTCTTCTTGTGTTGCTCCCGGAGGTACATCATTTCCTGATACAGGATCAATTGTGCCACCTTCTTCTTGAAGTCCACCTTCTTGAAATAATTCCATTTGTTCTTTCATAATTGTTCCACCCTTATTAAATAAAGTCTTAGTTCTTTTTAAATTTTTTAAACCTTCTATAGGTTTTCCTGTTCTTATAGGGAGACCCTCTGCTCCTGTTTTTTTCATCTCTGATATAGTCATTTTCTTAGCATTACGAGCTAATACTAAAGGTCCTATTTGAACAACTTCGTCTGCAGTAGCAACAGGTAGACCTGTGGCTTTATTATAGAAAAAGCCATGTCTATAGGGATTAAATCCTATCTCTGACCACTCATCTTCATTAAGATGTCTTTTAGCTCTACTAGCAACAGACTCAGGAGCTTCATTTTTTATGTCACCAAAGATTCTACCAATAGTATTTTTTTCTGCACCTGCTGCGATTCTAAGACCTCTGCTTGGAAGAGATTTAAATGAAACATTGTTTAATACAATAGTTTTACCATAAGCTATGGCTTCTCCTTGTATTGAGTCCTTTCTTCCTTTGTGAAAAGAATCATGTATAGAAACAATCCATTTATCATATCTTTCATATGCAGGTATGTCTAACCTAGAAGATACTCTTGTTCCATCAGGTATTTCTTTATTTAATCCATATATACCTTTTTCGACCTGTTTTTTAAGTAACGACCCAACAATATCTGTAAAAGAAGGAATAGGTGGAACTTTTCCAATAGGCACTATAGGATTAACTGTTTTTACTTTTTCTCTAAACTGTTTACCTGTTATCTTGCCATCTAATAAATCATTAGCAGCTTTTTGTAATTCAGGATTTTGTTTTTGTTTTTGTTTTACACTATTTTTACTTTTCCACTCTTCAGCAAGTTTAGGATTTTCTATTATGGAATTTGCTGTTGCTATGTCAGGATCAGCTTGATTTAAATTTAAATTTTGTACTTTAGGAGTTCTAACTCTTTCAACTGCTCCTACTAAATATTTATCTATATCTCCTTCTTTGAATCTTATTTCTGTGCCTTCATAGTAATTACCTGCAGGACTTATAGGCTCACCTCTAGAATAAAATTGAGGATTGTCTTTAGTTCTATCAAATAATTGTTTACTATCTTCATTAAATAATTTAGTTTTACTACTAATACTTCTTTGAGTTTTATTTGGATCACCTATTAATTTTAAAAATTCATTTTTAGGTATCTCATATTTTAAAGTTATTCTGTCACTATCAGGATTAAAATCTACTTGTTTTCCACTTTTACTTTTATTAGCCTTTTCCCCACCTTTTACTGAACCATATCCTGTTGCAGAGTGAACGTCAGGAGAGGTGTACACAAGTCCGTCTGCATCTCCTTTTAAACCACCACTTACTACCTTTTCTAAATTTTCTTTACTAGTACCATGATATAAAGTTACAGTGTCTCCATCTAAAAACCACTTTTTTTGATTTGTGGGAAACTCTCCTATTCGTATAGTCTCAGGTTTAAAATTTTTAGAAGAAACCTCACTTTTGCTAGATGCAACTCCTACAATCTGACCATCTGCATCTTTTACAAGTTTAGCATTCGGAGAAACTCCACCGAACTCTTGTACAAATTCTGTGTCTCCTCTAAGACTTGTATCTACATCGTCTTGCTTACCACGAAATAATTTTTTTATAAAGGTATCATCTTTGCCTAATAGCTCTTTTCTTTTTTGATATCTATCTTCTACTAACCTAGCTTCTCTTTCACCATATATATCTCTATATTCTTGGTAGGCTTTTCTAGATTGATCGTCTAAAATATCTTGATTTCTTCTGTAGTTTTCATAATCTTTTCCGTATTTTGCTTTAACGTTTTTTGGTATGTCTAGATTATCAACTTTTTCTTTTAATTCTTCTAAATATTCTTTAGCAAACTCTCCTATTTCTTCACCACTCTTAGCTTTTTTTTCTAATCTAATCTTTTCATCTATAAAATTCTCAATTGGAAATCTTGCATCTTCATTTACTTTTTCTAATCTTTCTCTAGCTTTATCAAGTAAAGCTGTATTAGTTTCTCCATCTTGTTTATGATTTGGATTAATTTTATTTAGTCTGTCCCTTGAATTGCCTCCACTAAAAAACCCCTCTCTATGTTGAATAGCGTGTTGTATTTCGTGTAATATAGTTGATTCAATTCTAGCCTGTCTTTCTTTAGGAGTTACCTTGGTAGTTTTAAAACTTTTATCCGTATGTCCAAATGCAGTAGCATTTAAATTTATGTCTATAACATCGTCAACAGGATCATATCCACCTAAATCATTAAAATTAAATAATATCTTTTTAAACCTTACCTTTAAATCTTTTATAGGTTTATACATTACATTATTTTGCAAAATGCCTTTATCGTATTGTTTGTAAAGAGCATCAAAATCAAAAATTTGTTCTAATGTAAATTCTTTTCCTAGAGGTAATTTACTCATAGGCACTTCACTATCAAAATTTTTAAATTGTTTTTTAATAGTTTTAGTTAGTTTTGCTCCTCGATCATCTAACTCGTATCTTAATTTTTTATCAGGACCTCTGTATACCCCTGTCTCTGCAAATATTTCTTCAGGGGATTTATTGGTATTTTTTTCTAAATCAAAAAACTTTTTAGCCTGTCTTTTACCTATCTCAGTTTGTAATCCAATTACGCTTGGATTAATTACAGGTAGATTTGCGTAGTCCTCTACAGTAGGAGTTTTAAGAGTTGTGTCTACTTTCTCAGGTTTTTGTAGTAAAGTTTCCGTTTCTTTTATTTCAGGAAGTGGTGCATCATCTACTGTTGCTAACTTAGGACTTCCTGCAGGTGGAATAGTAGAATCTTCAAATAGTTTTTTAGTTCCTTTATAAGTATCTGATAAAGTTTCACCAACTAACTTTGCACCTTTTATACCTGTCTTGGCTAAAGTGCCCAAAGATATTAGTTCACCTAACATTTGTGGTGGATTAGTTATATCTGACTTTATACCTGTTAGCTCTGTAAATCCTCTATCAAATGCTTCTCTGCCATACTTTTCTTGTACTTCATCTAACTTTGGTTTTATTAGTTTAGAAAACTGTCCTAAAACTGTATCTTCACCATATTTAGCAACTGCATCATTAGCCATGTCTGCTAAATCTAATATATCAGAAGGAAGTCCTAATACACCTGTAACAGGACCTATAGCTAGAGCCTGAAGTCCTGCTTTAGCTTTTTCTTTTTGAAGCAACTTCTCAGTATCTGTTTTTGGCTCTCGTTGTTTTCTTCTAGTTTCAACTGACATTTTTAAAGACTTCATCCCTTAATAGTTTTAGTCTACGCAAAGTAGAAATAGAACCTTGACTTCTATACATTAAAACTGTACTGTCTGTTTGCTCTATAGCTTTATGTTGTTGCTCTATAAGAGCATCTATGTAATTACTGAACACTTCCCATTGGTTGTGATTGCTCACTAGGGGTTTCAGTTTGCTCAATATTTTCTTGTCCACCTTGAGGTCTTCCTGTAAATCCTTGTTCCTGTGGTACAGGTGCTACACCTGTTCCTATAGTTCCTCCACCTGCACCTGTTGGGTCATTAGGGTCTGCACCTGCAGGAGCTTGTGCTTGTTGTGGTTGTGCTTGTTGAAAGTCTTTCATAAGTTCTGCTTGTAAAGCTGCTTCTTGTAAACTATTAGTTACTTTGTCTACATCTAAATCTAAAGACTTTGCGATTTCACGTATAATGTAATCAAACTTAGCAAAAGGTGCTAGAGCAGGATTAGATGATACTTGTAAGAACTGCATAAGCCTTTGTGATCTAACTTCGTTTGCCATTAGACTCTCTGTTCCACGTGCAACAACTTCTAAATCGCCTTTTATACTAGGATCAAAATCAAACTGCATATTAAATCTAAACAATCCTTCACCTAGAGGTTTTAGTAGATAGTCATCTATGTTTTTTATAACAGTCTTGATACTACCTGCTGCTGCACTCATCAACATAGATATACCTGATGCAGTTCTACCTACACCTGTAATACCTGTCTGTCCATGAGCAAAAGACGGAAAGCCTGTGCTTTCATCTGCTAACTGTCTTGCTTTATCAAATAACTGCATATTTTCTGTAGACACATTTGGAAACTTTGTACCAAAGATTGCCTGACCCGGTGCTCCACCTTGTCTTCTAAATATCTTACCCGGATACACAGATAGGTCTTGACCCGGAACTAAGTTTGTTTCGTCTACTTCTATTAGTAAGTTTCCTGATAACACTGCATTATCTACTGCCATTCTCATGAAACCATTCATAAGAGTTTGTGTATCATCCATATTTTCTGCTAATCCAATTCCAAAGAAAGAATAAGGATTCAATTCATATGGTGCTGCAGTATAAGGTATCTTAGCAGGTTTAAATGGATTTAATACAACCCTAAGTAATTTATTATTACATATCCATATATTTGCTTGTAGTTCATCAAATTCTTTTAGGTCTTCAGGTATTTCTATTTCTTGATCCATAATCATGTCTGTATCAATCATACCCCAATACTCAAACACTTCAAATCTATCAATGTAATTTTCTTGATTGTAATCTGTTAAATCGTCTTCCCAATATTTCTTGACATAGTTTTCACCATCCATGATAACTTCATCAATAACATTTTCTCTAAAGAAAGGTCTTTTCTTTAATGCTCTCATTTCTGACCTAGACATTTTATGTCTTTCTATAACATATAACGCTTCATCCATGTTATATGCATCAGGGTCAGGATAAAAGTTCCACACAGATACATTATTAACTTGTGGAACAGTTTTAAAAACAGGACTATAATTACCTTCGTCATCCCAATTAGCATACTCTTTGTCTACTGCAAAAGGTCCTTTCATGATACCTGTTCCAAAAAGTGCCATCTCAAAAGCAGTGCTACGCAAGTGCTTTGTTCCACTTGACTCTTCCAATTGATCATGTATCTTTTTTTCCATGTTTTTAGCTGCCACCATAGCAGGACTAAATGTTATCGCTGTAGGAGTTTTGCCAGTCTCTTCTTTAAGTCCTTCAACATTTTGCAACTTTTCTTCCAAAGGTCCAAGCCTTTCAAGTAAACTTTTTTCAGTTGCTCCTTTAGGTAACTCCATACCATCGCCATTGAAACCATAAGGTGATTCCAAGTTTGAATTGCGTAGTTCTTCAGGTTCTTTGGGGTCAAATGAAACATCTTTTGCTACTCCTTCTGGTAATTTTGTTGGGTCTACACTTAATGGGAATTTATTATTAGCAAACAAAACATCTACTATTTGACCATATGCTGCAAGAGTTTTTGTTTTTGTTATCTTTACAAATACTCTAGACTTTTCTGCTTCAGTAAATTGAACATCAGGTCCATATATTCCCCTATAGTTTCTATACGATCTAACCCATCTAAGTTCATCTTCGTATCTATAGTCTTCTGCCTTTTTAAATCTACCCATGACATAACCAACGATGTTGCCAACGTCTACGTCTTCGGTAGAGGTTTCTTCTTTAACATCGTCTAATGCGATGCCATCAGTTTCCATTATTTCATTTTCTTCTGCCATATTAATATCCAAATGTTGAGTCTGCTACAGGCATACTAGACTTAGGTCTACCTATAGGGTCGTAATCAAATATGCTAAAACGTGGTCTTGACATTATACCATATCTTAACGCATCATACAAGTGATCTTCTGAATTTGTGTCAATATCTTCAGGATTTTTTTTATCTATCGGTAATGCAGGTATCTGAGATATTAAATTTATACAATTGCTAAAAAATACTAATCTAGGCTCTTCTGTATATTCATCCACTTGTAGTCTTCTATGTAGTTCGTTTTTACCTGCCACACGACTTCCTCTACTTCTATCTGAAGGTCTCCAACGACACCCTCTTGAAATCATTTGTTCTGCTAATGAAGGTCCTGTATCACCTCTTTTATGCCAAAGAGAACTATCAAGAACTCCATACTTTATATTACCATCTTCTGCTTCTAATCCTAGAACCATATCTGCCAAGTCTGTAGCAAGAACTTTTGACTTGTATAACTCTCTATAGACAATAAGTTGTTCTGAAGGAGATACTGCAAACCATACTACACCTGATTTACTACCATATCCATAGTCACAAGCTCTAAACTTTACCCAATTAGAAGGTATACGAAAAGGCTCAACAACGTGTATGTCACGATTAAATTCAGTAAACGCTGCACCCTCTTTAATATCCCAATCGCCTTCAAGTAATTGTCTCCGTTGTTGTTCAGGCAAAGATAATAACATAGCTTCGTAATCGCCTGAGTCTGCTAAGTATGGATTATCTGTTAATCTAGCAGGTATAAATCTTCTTTGAAATAATGACTCTCCTGCTTTACGATGTCCTGCAGGATATTTTAATACTTCATTTGTTTCTATATTCGTTGCATCAAATGGTTGACCATATGGTGCAGGGTCTATAAACATTTTCTTTACCCAATGATGTCCTCTACCACCGGGGTTTGTTGTTGCCCTCATAAAAATTGGTAGATCAGGAGCAGTAGAACGTAATCTTGATCTCATGTAATCCCAAGCATAAGGAGTAGACCATTGTGTTAATTCGTCAAAACCTATCCAACTAAATGCTAAACCTTGATATCTTAGAACATCATCATCACGATCTAGATATGACATCCATAGTCTTGCACCTGATGGTGCTACCCATTGCATCTTTCGTTCTGACCACTTGATGCCTTTCCAAACTTTTGGGTATAACTCTTGAGACTTAAATATAAGTTCTCTTAATTCTTCTGTGGTGTGTCTTAATAACAAACCACTAAATGCAGGATGACCCATATATCGTAAAGGGTCGGCTAACATCGCAAATGATTTACCACCACCTGCACTTCCACCATAAAGAACTTCTCTTTCTGATGCTGCAAGAAACTCTGTTTGAGGACCTTCGTTTGGTTTAAAAACTATATCGTGTTCTTGTTCAGGTATAGGTTCTACATCCTCAACTACGATTTTAGATTCTTGCACCTGTTCTTTTTTCTTCAATCTCTTTCGCTTTGGAGATTGCCTTTTCTGCATATTCTGCCCACTTGCGTAGGCTTCTAGCTTTGTTCTTACGTTGTTGCTCATTCTGTAGTCTTTTTCTCAATCCAACATGAGATATATATCTACCTGTCTCTTTTGTTAGCCAATTAGCTACCTCTCTGTAAGAATATTGATTAACATACTTACGAGCCATCTCTAATTTATTTAGCTCTTCTGTAACAGGCTCTAACAAATCCACATCGTCTGTAGATTGTGCATACCCAAATGGTATTATTCTAGATATTCTAGGAATAGCTATCCAACTATTCTCTTCTTTTATATCAGTCGGTTGAGGCAATTTCCAATGCCCTGCACTTCTTACTGTCATTTCTTTGCTATGGCTTTCTTAGGTGGCATAATCATAACTCCACCTGATGCTTCTACTTGTACCTTTTCTGTTTTTGCTAGACCTACTCTGTCAAGTAAATCTTTTGCTGCAGTCATTTTATCTCTTATACCAAGTTGAGTAGGCTCATCTACACCACTCACCATAGCAACTGCTGCTTTAGGTGCATTTCTTGCCATAAAAGATTGTGTAGCTTCCATGATTTCTTTTTTAAGTGAATCAACAATCATACTTGTGCCTGAATGCTCTGAGTATCCTGCAAGTAATTTTGCTTGTACTACATCACCATTTGCTTGGTCAAATAAAACTTCTAAAAACTTTTTTTGTCTTTCTGTTAATTCTCTAGCCAATCGGTACTCCCTGTGCAACAACTCTGTCTATTAAACGTTGTGCTCTGTTTGTTGTCTGCTTAAACCACCTACTGTCTTCCATCTGCAAAGCCATTTCACGATAGTCTTCCATTTCTACTGCAGCAATCATAAGTCTAAATTTACTTAAACGTGGTTTTCCTAATTGAAAAGCCATATTAATTAATACGTGTTGTATATCTTCAGGTAACTTTTCAAAGCTATTAAATATATCATTACAATCGTTTATAGCAGTTTGTACATCATTTACAAACCACTCTTGAACCTTTTCTTCAGGAACAGGTGTTCCAATAGGCTTATCATAATATTCTTCATCCCACTCAGTCAGTAGATGTCCTATACCTGCAGTAGGATAACCTTCACTGCAACGATATATTTTATAGACACATCCCTCGTCAGCTTCTATTTCTTCTCTTAATGTATTTATGTTCATGGTCTTAATCCTAACTTGTATTGTTGCTTACGTAATTCTTTTACGTGCTTATGCCAAAAATAATTACCTATGCTGCATATCCAACCAGATAATTTTAAATATATTTCTGCTTTTAATGTCATTTCTTTTTCAACATCTTTGCTGCTTGACCCACACCTTTGATACCAAATGATGCAGATATTGCTATGTATAATAAATATTGATACCAATCAGGTAACGTTGCTAATACCTCAAAACCACTTTGCACATATTCTCTCATTCCCGGAATGAAAACCAAAATTGCAGGAGCTAATAGGACTACTAAAGCGAACTCGTCTTTCCAGCTATCGTTTGTAGCATCAGCCATTTTGCCTTCCCATTCTATTTGTCCTGTAGCTACTTTCTCTGCTACAGTTGCTCTAGCTTTTGCTTCTGCTACTTTTGCCTTACCTTCTGCTTTTGTTTTTTCTAGTTTGTTTTGAAACCACGTTCCTGCGAGATTTGCGATTGGTCCTATTAATGCTTGTATCATTTTCTATTTTTTCCTTTAATCTTTCTGCTCTTAGTTTTTCTTTTACTTTAACTGTATTTACGAAATCTTGATGTTTTTTTTGCAATCTTTTTGGGTTGTTTAGAAAATTGTTTACCTGCTCTCTTCGCTTTTCGTTTAGCAGCAGTAGAGGCTGCGTATTCACTGGCAGAAAGAGCCTTAATTGCTTTTTCAGGTAAATAACGTTCGCCAGTAGCCTTTGACCCTTGTGTACTAGGTTTACCTGATTTGGTTCTCCACTTTTGTTTTGTCCACGCACGTAAAGACCTTTGTCCTTTTGATAATGCCATTATAATTTACCTGTCCATTTACCCACAAAATATAACACCATTCCTCCGAATGCTAATAAAGCTATAAATGCTATACTATAACCCATCATTTCAAGAAGTTCTTCTTTTCTTCTTTGAGCCATTTTTTCTGCGTATCGTCTTGACTTTCTTGCCTCTGCCTGAAACTTCTGCCAATCTTGCCATAATCCCGGTCTACCTGCGTAGATCATAATCTGTTTGAGTTCTTCTTCTTGTTGCTTTATCTTTTCTAAAGCCATGAACTCTTCTAAATCATTTGTTCGTACACCTTTGGCTCGTTGTTTCTTTGCTTTTCTTTCTATCTCTTCTTTTGCAAATACAAAATCTGAGATTTGTTTGCCACAACTAGCTAGTTCTTTTCCGTTTGAAATGAAACTTTTTATTACACCGAATGCTGCGTTTGCTGCTGCTAGTTCTGCTAACATTTTATTTCCTTACAGGTTTACAATATGCAGTTATCCTTTTATTTCCATCCTCTGTTGGTATAGTTGGTTGGTCATGCAGTTTTTCTGCAAAATAAAGACATCTGTTTATGTCTTTAAATCTTTGACTCTGATTCACGATTTGATTATCAATCATGAATATCAGAAGAAACTCTATCATCTAGACAGGAACACCCTCTATGTCATCATCGTCTTTGTGACAGTCGCAAGAGCACTCTTCACAGTCACACTCATAGCATTCACAAGTATCACACCTTTTTCTTTTTTCGTTCATTTGCTCTTTTTAAACTTTCTTTTGCTTTTTTAAATATGGCAACAACTTCTGTTTTGCCCATCACTTTAGCTCTTTGCTCACCGACTGTAAGTATTTGTATCTTTCTCGCATATGGCTTATTAATTTTTTTAACTTTTGCAACTGTGTTTCTTGCGTCTGTTGGGGTGGCGAACTTGATGCTAACTGTGTCTTTAGGGTTTTCATCCGTGTATAAGCGTCTCCCTGAACCTTTCGGTTTCTTCCCGGTACCCACTTTCGGGTCTCTTTTTTTCTTTCTTTTTTCAGCCATTATCCCCTGTATCCACCACCTTTAGCCTTGTACTGCTTGGCTAACATTTGTGCTTTACGAGCAGACCATTGACCCGGAGCACCACCTTTACCTCCTGCTTTAATTCTATTAAATAAATTTTTACGCATAGTAGGTTTAGTGTAATTACCTGCTTTATTTACTGTACTTCCACCCTTGCTTAATTTAATACTTGACAATGCTTTTGCTTGTCCTGCATGAGCTTTACTTGCTTTCTTTAATTTACCTGCTACCTTTTTAATTGTAGCTTTTGCTTTTTTTACTGCCATTATGCTGATGCCCTCACTTTCTTAGAATTTCTTGTTCTTTTATACGATCTATTTTTAGACTTTGATACAACTTTTAGATTGCCTCTTTTATTATCTAAAGGATTACCATTCTTATGTGCTACGTCTTTATTTTTAACGTTGACACCTTTTTTCTTTAGTAAATTACGTGCTGCATTTCGGCTATCCCTTCTTTTTATTTGTTCAGGTTTGCCATGATAATTTTTATATTCTTTTTTGTAATTTCTTTTTGATGCCATTCTTCTTCGCCTTTGACGGAAGTAATCCTTTATTTACTGCTCTAGCTCTTTCAGAAAACCCTAGTTTCTTTTTACTTCTTATTTTTTTTCTTATTGTTTCTAACTTCGCTACCATCTGAATATAAATTATTAAAAGTTATTGAGGGGTCTAGATAAGATTCATGTGACTCTGCAGAGTGTGTCCACTGTGAAGGAGCAAAGTCAGGAGCACCTTCTCCTGTTACCCATAACGCAGGACTTGTTGCTCTAACTCTATTATTTGGCAATGCAACAATGTTACCTGTCCATGCACCTGCATCTAATAAATACAATACGTGTGATTGTTTATGTTGTGCAGGATCGTCTGCTATGTCATGTTCTGTATAATCTACAGTAAACATATATCTTGCAGTATAGAATGAATTATCTATTTTACAAAGCCAAGGAGAAGAGCTTACTCTATCCATAACAATAACACTATGATTCCTTGATTCACAATCCCAAGGTTGACATAGATGATCTTGCATCGGCTCTGCCCAATTATCTACAGGTATATCTGCTACGAGTGCTTGTATAGGCATTCTTGCCCACATTGCACCACCATGAACATTGTTCTTTTCTTCACAACCTGTAAACACAACCTGAAAGCTCAATGATCTGTCAGGTATTGTATTGACTGCAAAGGCTAATGCGTGAAGGAACTCACCATGATACTTTTGATGATTACAGGTGAACTCTCTTCGTACCCAACATTTAAAATGGGGTACGTTACTTATAAGATAAGACATTACTTACGTCTTGCTGCTCCACCTCTAGCCATGTACTTGGTCTTTTTCATTCCACCTTTTGCCATATACTTTGTTTTCTTTTTCATGGTTGCACCACCTTTTTTCATCATTTTAGATTTTTTGGCAGCACCACCCTTTTGCATCATTTTAGATTTCTTTTTTCCATGCATCGGCATATTGAAGTCTCCTATTTTTTCTTCTTTTTCATATCTATGGACAGTATGAGCATACCACCTTTGCGATAATCCATACTTCCTGTTCGTGGCTTTTTAGTCATGCCACCACCATACATATAGCCCATTTTATTACGGACTTGTTTTGGTAATTTTTTTAAACCTACTTGATCGGCAGTTGGTTTTTTTAATCCTACACCACCGACATTCATTTGTAAAGCCTTCATTTCCTCTTTAGATAAATCGTAGACTTTCTTTGGTCTTTCTTGCCTAGCAAAGTCCACATTTTCTCCGATACTTTTTACCTGAGGTAATTTTAACTTCATGCCTGTTGGTATTTTATTTAAATCTTCTAACTTAGGATTAGATTTTTTTATTTGCCTTACAGTTAAACCCATTTTATCTGCTATATCAGATATTGTATCACCTTTTTTGGTCACATAGGTTTTACCTAGTATTCTTTTTGGTTGTTTACCAACCTTCTTTTTTAGCTCAAGTGCTTTTTCTTGAGCTTTTTTTCTAGCAGGACTAGTCATTTAGCATCTCCATCTTCTTCTAGCTTGTCTTAAACGACTGTTTGGGTTTTTAGCTGCTTTAGGAAACTTTTTCATTTGTCCTGCACTCCTAGCACAAAATGATTTACGTCTTTTGGCTCTAGCTTTAGATGGACTTTTCTCTGTTACTGCAGTTTTAAGTTTGCTCCCAGGGTTTTGTCGTCTATATTTTGCGACTCCTTTTGCAGTCATACCTGCACCACTCTTTGTGGGTCGCATATCTCCACTCTTTTGAGTGAAACCTTTTAATCCTCCACGTTTTCTCTTTTTTTCTGCCATGTTGTTTTTAATTTTTCACCTTCTAAAGTCATATCTAAGCATTTATAACTCTTGGGGAAGTACATCGGCATATGAACTGGCATTCCTTGTGCTATTTCATAAGCTCTTGCTAAACACTTATCATGGGTTTGGTGAGGACTATATAAATCTTTTAATGTCACACACATATTTGGACTGCCAATTAGACAAGCCAACACAAATAACTCATACATCTCCTGTATCCTTCCAACCTTCTGCTTTCATAGCTCTTTCTACGTGTTCTAATGAGAAAGAACGACCATAATGTGCCTCTACTGCTGCTCTCACGTAGTAAACATCGCTATGGGGTATATGCAATTTATGCAAAGAGTTGGTACGGATAGCATTATATAGTTTTTCTAATACATTATCTGTGTATAGTTTTACTGATTTTTTCTTTTTTGTCAACGAAATTATCCATTTTAACTGTTCTTAGTACAGATGGGGATAGATAATCATACTCTATGTTGGGTACATTTATTATGTAGCATTATATATGTTATTTTATATTATATATTAATATACATTTACTATGTTTAACATTATATATGTACTAATTATACCATACAATGATTTATGTGTCAACATAAAATATGTATCCACCCCAAAATGTCATATATGCCTCTTTTTTAGGCATTAATATTGACTACTTTTGTGCTGCTAGTTATATATGTTCTAACAGTTTACATTGTAGTTAACACTAAAAAATCCTAATCTGTGTATTTATCCATGCATATAACGCTACAACCCCTGGTGGCTGTCGCCTAGTCGGTTGATTTCATTAAAAAAAATAAAAAATAATTGTTTTACCTTGAAAAAATAAAATCCTGGAAGTTAAGTCATTGATTTTATTAACTTTTTTATACTATTTCATATAAAATTAATTGATATGGTATCAATTGACGTTTTAAAAAATAAAAAAATGTTACAATTTATGAAATTTTTTTAAAAATGTAAGTAAGATGCATAAAATACTTTTTATAATATATACCTATCAAATTTCATTACCTATTAGGTAACAAAATAAATAATAATATGTTCATGTTTCGTTCTATATATTCAATATTGATTTATCTAACCTATTGTTTTTATTAAATAAAATATTACTATTTGACATATTGATATATTAGTTTAATATCTAATACATAAGTTAATTTTAATTAATTATATAAAAAAGAAAGTGAGGTTTAAAATGACTTATACATTAAAAACAATGGTTACAAGTTCAAATAAAATTGAAAGTAACTTACAAGATAACATTAAAACTTTTAAAAATGGTTTTAATAAAGGTTATAAAACTTTAGTTAACGATATTTTTTCTAAGGTTTTAAAAACTCATATTAAAAAGAAAAAAGATAAAACATTATATTTTGATTTAAAATCTTTAGAAAAATGTAGTGAATATAATTGGTTATCTAATAAAATATATAATAACCTTAGATCGTATATTATTAAATCAATTACACTAGGTAAAACTAAAGTTAATAACAATCTAAAAAATTATATTAATAATGATTTTAAAACTGATAATGTTTATAAAATTAGAGGTATTTTTGAAAATGGTATTTTAAATATATCTAAAAAAACTACTAATAAAAATACTACTATTAATAATAAATCTAATGAAAAGGTATCTAATAAAGATACTAGTAATTCATTACAAGCTATTAAATGCTATAATGAATTTTCAAAAGGTTTATATAATTCAATTATAAAGCATATTTCAAAACATAGGTTACAAAATAAAGAATTAGATGTAACAAAAGTTTTGAATATTATAAATGAATTACATATTAAAAGTTCTAATTTAAAAAAGGTAGTTAACCAATAATATATTTACATAGGATACATTAATTAATTTTGATGTATCCTATTTTAATTTTAAAAAGAAAGTGAGTTTAAAAATGTTAAAAGATTTAATAATAATTTTAGTTTATATAATAATAATAGGTTTAATAATATCAGGTATTTTCATAACTTTTATTTATGGTTTGTTTACTAATGAAAGAAGTTTTTATTTGTTAACACTTGGTTTAATGGGTTTATTATTTTATATAATGTTTAATTTTCATGATAATATTTTATATAAATAAAAGGTTTAAAAATGACATATAGATTAAATAAAAAACAAATTGAATTTTTTAATAACTTAGAATTAAAAAAAGAATTAAAAGAAATTTCAAGTGATTATAATATAAGTTTTAAAAAAGTTTTATATCTTTATAGTATTTATAATTGTACTAATGAAATAACTAGTTATTTAGATGAAAATTTAATTTAACAAAATTTACATAATAAAAATTAAGGTATCATTTTTTGATACCTTTTTTTTTGTTTAAATTTATTTTGTTACCTATTAGGTAATGAAATTATTTTTTATATTTACAATTTAAATTTAAAATTATTTGATTTAATTTTATAATTTTTTTTATCACAAATTTACATTTTTAATCTGTAAATTAGGATAGTAGTATGGGGTGCTAGGACATTGCGACAATCTTAAATTTGAAGTCTGCTATGTACTAACTAGGATAGTAGTATGGGGTGCTAGAATGATGCCACAATTTTCCTGGCGAAGGGGTTGACATAAACTATATATTGTGCTAATATTATAGACATAATCAAGATATAGTATATTTTATTGAGATTATAAAAATCCGTTACCTAGTAGGTAACACATTAGAAAAGAGGAACAAATGGCTAGAAAAGTAATTGATTTAAGTAACGTATCAACCAAGTTACGACAGACACCACCATTAGATTTACATCACACAAGAGTAGATGCTAATAGAGAAACACGATACCATATCTATGATTTGGGTGCTATGTATTGGCAACGAGAGTGTGAGAAAGCACAAAGGTTACAAATGCAGAAAGACTTTGACGCAGGTTGTAATGTAGAATTTGATACCTAGTAGGTAACAAATATAACCATAATAATAGTATAACAAAAGGAGATGTAATATGGTTTTAGACAGACAGAAACTCAAGAGTATGAGAGTTGAAATAGAAAGTAAACTTAATGAACTCAATGAAAGTTTAGGTGTTAAGTTTACATTAGGAAACTGTACCTATTCACCTGACGAGGCTAGGTGGTCTTTGACTGCACTAGTTGAGGGTGGTAAAAGTAAAGAGGAACGAGATTTAAAGTTTCATGTTGCTTTACATAGACTAGATACAGAAAAACTTTGGAGAGATGGGACTCACGTTTTTAAACTACATGGTTACAGAAATCGTGCCAGGAAATGTCCATACCTCATCAAAGATACTTTAACAGATAAAGTGTATGCTATAACTCAAGCTATGGCAGATTTACATTTTAAAAGAAGTGCATGAGATTGACATAGCTTAATTTTTATGCTAGATTTAAAACATAATAATACAACACAGAAAGGATACCCTAATTATGTTTAATACAATAAAAGTAAAATTCAAAAGAAATGAATTAAAAAAATTAAATTCATATCCTACATTTAAGAATATGAAAAAGAAAAAGTATATTCCTTATAGACAAGATAGAACTGAAAAGTTTTTTGTCTTACATATGGGATATTTAAGCGAGTATTATCCCCTTGATAAGGTTAATAGTCATACCATCTTTAAGAATATTAAAGGTGCTAAACTATACCAAAAACTTGCTTAAATGCGTTACCTAGTAGGTAACAAAATAATAGAGAGTCAGTTTTTATTCCTCCTTTCTTCTGGCTCTCTATTTTTTTATTTTATAATATTAACTGATAATATAACTGATAGGAGTGACCAATGAGTATTATCTATGACTTGTCTAAGCTACCTCAAAAGGTGCAAGACCAAATAAGAAGCACACCTAAATTTACCAAATGGTTTAGTGAGTTTCCAAAAGTATTGTTTAACAAAGATGCCAATCCAAAAACTATCAAAGGGCAAAAGTATGGTACACTTACATACATACTGTATATGTCCTCACACAAAGAGAGTGGAGTCAATTTATGTGCTATGGCAGATATTGCAGGTTGTGTAGAACCTTGTCTCAAGAATCAAGGTCGTGGCAAAATGACAAGTACACAAATGTCTAGATTGCGTAAGACCTTGTTTTACTTGCAGTTCTTTGCAGAGTTTATGGCTATGGTTAAAAAAGAGTTACGACTTGGTTTAGCAAGAGCATTGCGACTAGGATTCAAACTTGCAGTACGAATGAATGGCACGACAGATATTCGTTGGGAGTTACGTATTTGGAATTACATGGTTGAGATGTATAAGCAAGGTTTACAATGGTACGACTATACCAAGATACCTAATCGTCTAGTACCTTGTTCAAAAGTATATGACTTGACGTTTAGTTATAGTGGTAAAAAAGAGTATCTGCCTTTTGTGGATAAAGCTATCAAACTAGGTATGCGTATTGCAGTTGTATTTAGATACAAAGATATCATTCCCAAAACTTTCTTAGGTATGCAAGTTATAGATGGAGATGATCACGACTTACGATATACAGAACCTATGGGTGTAGTTTCTGCTCTGTATGCCAAAGGTGATGCAGTACACAATGACAATGGATTTGTCGTAGGAGAAAGGAGAGTGGCATGACAAAAATTAAAATACCGACACCTATGTGGGTAGAATTGTATTCTGAGTTATCTACATATGTTGAAAATAAATCATCTATAGACAATCGTTTTGATGATGATGGCAATCGTCTGGAGGAGTTTCAGGGAGAGTTTGAAACTATTACAGATGATGTAGAAGAAATAATGTCTAAATTTTTTATAAAAGGAGAAATAAATGAAAAATCAATTTAGTAAATCAAAAAAATTAGATAGTCCTTATGCTATCTATAGAGTAGATAATCCTAACAATGGTATGTACTTTGAGTGGAAGATACTTAAAACATATCAAGTAAAATCTAATGAAGATAAAAATCAGTATGCTAGATGGTTTACTGCTTGTAGATCACCTATGACATACGATAGTTGGGAGTATGGGGATACTTACATTAAAGATATAATGTCAGTTAATCCAAAACTAGTGTCTGCTACAGACGAATGGAAACAAACCTATGAAACAAAAGGAGAATAACATGGGATTACATATTTACATTTATAAAGATACCTTAGGAGATTGCACCAATGGTGGTGTATCTGCAAGAGATGGAGTCAAGGGATTATGCATTACAAATATTTCTGCACCCTTTTCCCCTAGTCGTGAATATCCACCTGCAGAACTTGTAGTGCAAGAACATTTTAATAGAAAAACTGTTAAGATTGTACCTACCGAAATTGGTGAAAAACATTCTATGTTTGGTGGTAACTATGGTTCTACGAGTGATTCTAGATTCTCTGAGATGGTTGAGAATATGCTAGGTCATGCATTCTATGGTGCAGTTCCAATACACGATAGAGTAGAATGGTAAAGAAGATAAATCCAATAGCCAGGTTTTTGGCTTTCAATAGAAAGAGAAAACAAGTCATACCTGGCAAGAGGAAATACAACAGAAAGAAAAGTAAAAACAATTTAATCCGTTACCTAGTAGGTAACAAAAACAAAGAAGGAGAAAACTTATGAATGAAAAAGTACGAGTATATTGGAACTTACATAAAGACATATGGAGTGTTGTGTCATGCAAGAGTGGATTAGTTATAGACTACATGAAGTATCTCACTCTTCTTGATGGATACTTTAAAGTATGGATAAGTGGACAAAAGCGAGTGCGTGAGGAAGGCAAGAAGAATGTTCATGCATTCGCAATAGGCTATCTTATGAGTAGTAAGAAAAGAAGTTATCATGATTGGGATAGAGTTAAATACAATCCGTATACTGATGATTACTTCATGCACAAGGGCGAAGACCACGATAAGTGGAATGAGATACCAAGAGATTTTGTGGGTATTATACACATGGAATCTTTACATCATGAAAATGGTGTAGCACCAAGAGTTTATATTTAACAACAACACAGGAGAAAATTATGAAAGAATACTTTTTTAAAATACATATTGAGGGTATGAATGGCTACCTTTACTATTCAGTAGAGGCAGAGTCAGAACAAGATGCAGTAAACATGGTAGATTTCTACATGCAATCTGCACCACATATAATAGAGAAAGATACATCAGATAAGAACTTTAAGTATGATAAATTTGGTAAAGTCATTAAGGAGTATGCGTAATGAAGATACATAGAGTAGTACAAATGCTAGGCTTGACACAAGAGTCAGGCAGACTAGCAAAAGATATGTATGAGTTGAATGATACAATGTATCGTTCAAAGTCAACGAACAAAGAGATACCCATCTCACACATGGATTTCCAACACGCAATGAGAACGTTGCGTAAGTTCTGTGAGGAAGAAGAAAAAGTGACTATAGGAGCTAATGATATAGTCTTAACTAAAGATGAAGTTATCAAATCTCAAGAGCATATTATAAATGGACTACGTAGCCAAGTAGAAACTTATAAAGAAAAGAATGAGAAACTTGAGGGTATCATTGAGGAGAAAGATGAAATTATAGATTTTAACAGAAAGAAGTTTCACTATTGGCACAAAGCATACAATGAAGTGACTGATGTTAAAGGTTGTAGATATGTATTCTCTGAGATACCTAACGATACAGAGGGTCAAGAGTTTGTGGATACTTGTAAGAAGTATCTTAACAAACCATCATACAAGATACGAGTAAAGGGGCAGCACCTCAAGAAAGAATTGTATGGACAAGGCAAAGCCTCTTATGGTGTTAACTTAGGAGACTCTACACATATGAGAGTTTATATAGATAAAAAAATAGGAGATGAGTAATGGCTAAAAAAGGTAGACCTAGAGGTACTATTAGAAGTCACTTGTATCAGGTAGATAGACTTAGAAAACTATTTATTAAACATACAAAAAAGTATGGTATAGTTAGAAGTGAACAACATTACCAAGGTATGTTAGATGGCATAGACTTGGTAATGGAACTTAACGAAAGTATTAAAACATTTGAAAAGGATTTAGCGAGTTAATTATGATTATATCAAAAATAGAAAAACCAATGAGTAAATCTTGGGCAAATGCCAAGAGATACTCTGCACATTTTTACGACACCAGGTTTCCTATATGTGGACAGTATTTAGTGTACGCAGTAGTAGGTAGAAAGTGGGTAAAAGTATCTCAAGGTGATCTTGTATCATCTGATAAAACTATTAGAAGTCAAATGTCTAGATTCAGAATGACATTAAAAGATTGGTTAAAAATTAGAAAGGAGAGTTTTGATGAGTGAATCAATTTGTTTTAGTTGTAAGAAACAATTTATTACAACGAAGATGTATAGATTTAATGATCTATTACATTGTTTTAAATGTAGCATGGAAATTTTAAGGAGAAAATACAATGGCTAAATCAAATATTGTAATTAAAAATATAAAACTAAATATAAATAAAGATGAGTTAGACATGATTGCAGATGCCATAAATTCATATGTTGAAGAAATGGAAACTGGTAATGATGATTTATCTTTACGTACCATAGATGTAGGTAAGCATAACTTCTACAAAGTAGATAAAGGTGTATGTGAGCATACAAGAAAATGGTACATCAAATATTATAGACTATCAACTCAGTTGAACAGACTGAATAATAAAATATCTTGTGTAGATGATTTACCTTGGAGAAGTACAAAACAATTAGCGAGGGCAACATGACTTGGGTATTGTATGTACTATTAATGACAGATACTAGAACTTTACAAGGTGTCTTATCTTCTCACTACTTCAAGACAGAGCAAGAATGTAATCAGTTTTATATTGATAACAAGTCTGACTTGGATAGAGATGTACATGAAAAATTTCAACCTCGTATAACTAAATTTGAAATAATTCAAATAGGTTGTATGAAAACAACTGCACTTATGGAGATTAAATAATGAAAGCATTAAATTTTTGTGGTGGCTTAGAGTCAGGAAGACTTGCTATGGACAGAGCCAACATATCTGTAGACACCTATTATTCTGCAGAGATTGACCCTTATGCTATCAAGATAGCAAACAAAAATCATCCTGATATAATACAGTTAGGTGATGTAACCAAAATAAATACTCAGGATTTACCTGAGATAGATTTACTCATGGGTGGTTCACCTTGTCAAGGATTCTCTTTTGCAGGAAAGCAGTTGGCATTTGATGACCCACGTAGTAGATTATTCTTTGAGTTCATAAGAATTATGAATGAACTAAAACCAAAATATGTATTGCTTGAGAATGTACGAATGAAGAAACAGTTTGAAGATGTGATTACAGAACACATGGGTTTCCCACCACAGTTACTAAACTCAAGCAAAGTTTCTGCACAAAACAGATGGAGAAATTATTGGTTTGGTATGCTAATCAATGGCAAATATGAACAGATAATCATACCACCTATGGAAGACAAAGGTTTGGTACTCAGGGATATATTACAGACTGACCATGACGAGCCACCTGTTCCTATCAATGAACGTAATGCTAAACATCATAAACACCCACATCAAAAGGCATTGTGTACAACTGCTACAATGTACAAAGGTGCAGGTAATAATGGCATGACTTTAGTAGATAGGCTTATTTCTGTGGGAGATGCAGAAGAATACGCACACTATAAATACAGAGCAACTAAGGAAGTGTATCACATGAATGGTAAAGCACCTACGTTACTCACTATGCAAGGTGGTAACAGAGAACCAAAGGTTGCAACCTATTCACCTAAAGGTGGTAGGATTGTTAATCGTAGGCTAGATGCCAATGGTGTACGTAAAGATTATCAAATGGATTTACCTTTAAAACCACAAGTAGAAGTACGTAGTGATGACAAGACTAATTGTCTTACAACTGTGCAAAAAGATAATGTTGTGGTAGAGGGTATGACATGGAGAAAGTTAACACCTATAGAGTGTGAGAGATTACAAACACTACCTGACAATTATACAGAGGGTGTGTCAAAGACACAAAGGTACAAGATGATTGGTAATGGGTGGACAGTTGATGTGATTGCACATATACTAGGAGAGATGCTACTACCTAAAAAGATAGCATCTAACAATTATGAAAAAGGCTATTTTGTCGCAACATGAGAAGGAGTAAAATATGTGGGGTAGAATAATAGATTGGTTAAATATAGATTTTAACAAGAGATATGGAGAGGGTACGAAGTATGACCTTGACTATGGTAAACTTGTTATCATAGGACTATGTATCTACATAGCTATAAAGGTATCGTGATGTCTAAAAAACAATACCACGATTGGGTAAAAGCGTCTGACGATTCATTCAACAAGACGTTAAAATTAATAATAATAATACTGTATGCCTATGCAGTATTTGAAGTAGCAAAGGAGTTATTATCATGAGGGATAAATATATTCAAAATGTAATTACATTAAAAAGAATTAAAAATGTAGCTACAGATATTAAAAATGATTTTCACGAGGGTAACGATAGTCACTCTCGTGCAGAATATAAAGGTGCTTGTGAAAGTTTAGATATGCTTATCAGACACTTTGAAGAAGTTATTTATGGAAAGGAGAATATATCATGAGTGTACAACGAGATCAATTAGCAGAGAAGTTAATAGATGCACATCATTTAGATAAGAAGATAGAATCAAATGGTGTACTAAAAGCATTTAAAGATGGTGTAACAGATGGTTTGATTCATGGAGAAAGAGATGAGAAACAAGAAAGTTATTACTACAAGCAAGGCTATGACTTTGGTGTTCGCTTATATGGAGACCTTAAAATAGAGGAGAATAGCGAATGAGAAGATTAATTTACAACGCATGGGATTCCATTATGAACTATGAACGCAATCCCTTGCGACATATACCTGACCTAAATACTAGGCATATGATTATGCAAGTGTTAGCTTGGATGTGGTGCGTAGTATTCTCTATGTACTTTGGCAGTATGTGGATGTTTGGTATAACTGCGATTGCTCATGTGTTTATTTTAGCAGCAGTAGTAATAACAGTTGCAACATTTGAAACTGCAAAAAGAAAGCCAAACTTCTTTATACAAAAAGGATATCATACACCTAGTCGTAGTCGTGCTATATATTACAATGGCAAAAGGTTTGAATTAGATAACAATGATAAAGGAGGAGAACATGAATAATGAGGATTTGATTTGGTTAATACTGGGTGCTAGTTCAGTAGCATTTATATTTGGTTATTTTGGAGTAGGATTATGATAACAAAAGAGGATAAAATTAAATTCATTGTTGAGCAGGAAAAGTTAGCAAACAATTCTTGGAAGTGGATTAAAAAAGCAGACGATAAAACAATCAATGATTTATATAATTATTGGACACAAGAGTTATAGTTATATGACTAAAACAAAACAACAACAAAAAGAAGATGATAAAATATTATTATCTTGGGAAGACTATTCAAAAAAACATAACACCTATTCAGTATTGGCTTGGCTAGTTTATATTATATTATTTATTCCAATGTTAATCGCATGGATTATAGTTGAAATGAGAAAGGACTAATTATGAAACTAAAAGATTTAGTAATGGACTATTATGGTTCTTACGAATTTAAAAATTTAAAAGAAGAAACAAAACATCAATATGTTTATTTTTTAAATGCATTGATGAATAGTGAATTGGACTCATCTAAAATGGGTAATTATCAGTTGCAAAATATTACAACTAAAATGTGTAAACTAGTTTACAGAGATTGGTGTGAGAGAGGTGTATCTCTAGCAAATCACATATTATCTGTATCTAAAATAGTTATAAATTATGCTATTGATATGGAGTATGCTCAAGTAAACCCATTTAGAAGTGTTAAAAAACAACTAACTAAACAAAGAAAGGTTGTTTGGACAAAGGATAATATACAAACATTCCTAAAGTGTGCTTACTCTAACTTTGAGACACGAAATGTAGGTCTAATAGCTCAAATGGCATACGAATGGTGTCAAAGATTAGGTGATATGAGAATGTTAACATGGAATAACCTGGACTTAGATGCTAAAACTATGCATATAGAACAATCTAAAAGAAGAGCAGAAGTATTTTTACCAATATCTGATGGTTTAACAAAAATGTTACTACAACAAAAGCAAGATTTTGGTTTCCAAGAATATGTAGCACCTCGCACTAGACCATATAGAGGTGTGTATCAACCTTACTCATTATTTAAGCTACCTTTGTTGGCTAGAAAAGTAATGAACATTGCAGGTTTACCACAAGAACTTCGTTTGAGTGATCTTAGAAGAACAGGGACTACAGAGATGGTAGATGCAGGTGTTTCAATGGCAAATATTATGTCAGTAACAGGTCATGCTAATCCTCAGAGTGTAAAACCATACATGAAGCACACCCTTGCTAGTGCTAGTGTTGCATTAAATATGAGAAAAAATTTGACGGATGTTTAAATCTATGCTATGTAAAACATTACCTATGCCCAACGATATATATACCTATATAACACAACTTAATGTTAGTCTAGATGATACAGTTAGAATGGATTGTCCTATATGTAAGGGAACTAACACATTTACTGTAACAAATAATATGGGTTCTTTATTATATAATTGTTATAAAGCATCATGTTATGTATCAGGCAAACAGAGAACACGAATATCTGCACAAGACATACAAGATAAACTGCATAAAAAAGAGGCAGAATCTGTTACCTACCAGGTAACGGAATTACCTGAGTATGTTGTGTCATACAAAGACAGAACCAATGTTATTAATTGGTGTGCTAAATGGGATATAAATCCTGAAAAAGTGGACATACATTATGATGTGAAAGAAGATAGGGTTGTATTTCCAATCAAAAACAATGGTAAAATTATTGATGGTGTAGGCAGAGCATTAGGAAATGCTTTACCTAAATGGAAAAGATATGGACAAACGAGATTGCCTTTTACCTTTGGTAATGGTAAAGTGGCAGTAGTAGTTGAGGATTGTATAAGTGCTTCCGTAATTGGTAGTGATGTGTATTTAGGGGTAGCTGTGTTGGGCACTTCATTATCTGATGAACAGAAACAATACTTATCTCAATTCTCAACTGCAATAATTGCATTAGACCCTGATGCTATCCCAAAGACAATGCAATTTGCTAGAGAGTTAAGAAATTATGTTGACAACATAAAAGTTCTTAAACTAAAAGACGACTTAAAATACTTTAACACAGAAGATATTATGAACTTATATAATTTAACCCCAAAGGAGAAGTTAAAATGGAACTAGCATTAATACGCAGTTTGATGGACAAAGAGTTCTATGATGAACATAGAGGTGCAAGATGTCCTGACAGACTGTTTAGTAAAGAAATTGTAAAAGTTAAGAAGTCTGTAGATTTATCTATGGATAGATATAACAGAACTGTTACACCTGATGAGATTGAAGCCTTATTTATGGCTAACAATCCGACATTAACAACTGCACAGAAACAAGCCTATTCAATTCTTTTTACTCAGATAAAAAAAGAACAACCACTAGGTAAAGACATAGCACAAGAGGTACTGTCTAAATTATTTCAAAAGGTTGTGGGAGAAGATGTGGCAAATTTAGGATTTGAATATGTAAATGGAACACAAACTAGTTTAGAACCTTTAAGATTACTATTGGAACAACATAAAGATGATTTTACACCTGATTTAAATGTGGAGTGGGATGACATGGACATAGATACTTTATTAGCTAAAAACGATTTAGAGGCTAGATGGCATTTTAACATACCATCTTTAACGAGACACATTAGTGGTATAAATGCAGGTCATCTCATTGAAGTAGGTGCAAGACCAAACACAGGTAAAACTAGTTTTCATGCAAGTATTATTGCATCACCCAATGGTTTTGCAAGGCAAGGTGCTAACTGTATTGTATTGTGCAACGAGGAAGGTAGTCACAGAGTTGGTGCAAGATATTTAACTGCATCAACAGGTATGACCATGCAACAAATAAAAACTGAACCTACAAAAGCACGTGATTTATATGCTACTGTAAAAGATAAAATTAAAATTAAAGATGCCACAGGTAGAGATATGTCATGGGTTGAAAGTGTATGCAAATCCTACAAGCCTGATATAGTTGTTTTGGATATGGGAGACAAGTTTGCCAGGACAAGTGGTTTTGCAAGACCTGATGAAGCACTTAAAGCTAATGCTATTCATGCTAGAATGATTGCTAAAGAACATGAATGTGCAATATTTTATATGTCACAACTCTCTGCAGAGGCAGAGGGTAAAGTTTTATTAAATCAAAGTATGATGGAAGGCAGTAGAACAGGAAAAGCAGCAGAGGCAGATTTAATGATTCTGATAGCTAAAAATCCACCAAAACAAGATGATGATCCTGACAAAGAAGATTTACAAAGACATCTTAACGTAGTTAAAAATAAGCTAACAGGATGGCATGGCACAAGGCATTGTACTTTAAATTATAAAATAGGTAGATATGATCCATGAGCCAATACACTTTATTTAAAAATTTACCTAAAGATGATAATCCTATTGAAGATGGAGTGGTATGTATAAAGTGTGGTATAAGGCAACCTATATCAAAGTTTTCTGTAATGAAAGCAGGAGAGATAAAAAGAACTTGTAGGTCATGTAAAAATGGACATAGACAAATAATACAAAAGTTAAGAAGGGAAAATTCATATCCTGATAAAAATTATAAGTGTGGCATATGTGAGAGAAGTTTGGAAGAACTAAGTAAATATGGTCAAATAAGATTAAAGACATGGGTTCTTGATCATTGCCATGAAACTAATACTTTTCGTGGTTGGATATGTCATAAGTGTAACACAGGACTTGGTGGATTCTCTGATAATTTGACAACATTAAAAAAAGCAGTTAACTATTTAAACAAGCATAAGGAGAGGTTAGATGAAACTAACATTAGACGTTGAGAATACAGTAACAAAAAGAGATGGTAAGATGCATCTTGATCCATTTGAACCTACTAATAGATTAATAATGGTAGGTATGCTAGAGGACAATGGAAAAGAATATCTATGCAACTTGGATGGTTCTATAGTTAAATGGAATGATATAATACAAGATTGTTTAGATAGAGCTACTATCCTAATTGGTCACAACATAGCTTACGATTTGATGTGGCTTTGGGAATCAGGATTCAAGTATGAAGGTCCTGTATATGACACAATGTTAGCAGAGTATGTTTTACAAAGAGGTGTAAAAGAGCCTTTATCCTTAGAGGCTTGTGCACAAAGATATATGCTACAGACACAAAAACAAGATACACTAAAACAGTATTTTGCTAAAGGCATAGGTGTTGATGAGATTCCTAGAGAAGAGCTATCTCATTATCTGAGTGCAGACTTAAAAGCAACACAAGAATTAGCACATCAACAAAATTTAAAACTAAATTCTTCTGATGCCTCTTTGATGGAAACAGTTATATTTACTAATAAAGTTTGTGTAACACTAGCAAAGATATACAAAAGAGGCTTTAAAGTAGATGTTAATGTTCTCAAGGATGTAAGATTAGAATTTGAAAAAGAGAAACTTCAAATAGAAAGAGACTTGAGAGAACAAGTAAAAACACTCATGGGCGATACTCCCATAAATTTAAATAGTCCTGAACAGTTATCTTGGATTATATACAGTAGAAAACCAAAAGATAAATTTACCTGGCAGAATAATTTTACACCTTTTATGTCAAAAGATGAACTGAAAGCTAATATAAATGCAAACTCTGACATTGTGTATAAAACAAAAGCAGTTAAGTGTAGAGTATGTGGTGGCACAGGTCTTATTAAGAAGTATAAAAAGGATGGCACACCTTATGCTAGATTGCCTAAGTGTAGTAACTGCAATGGTAATGGCTTTACCTTTGACTCAATAGGAAAGATAGCAGGATTTAAATTCAATCCACCTAATGTAAAATGGATAAGTGCTAATGGATTTAGTGTAAATAAAAAGATGTTAGATACATTACAACATACTGCTAGAAGAAATAACTCCATGAGAGCATTTAACTTTTTAAATGACATACAGAGACTTTCTTCATTAGATACGTACTTATCCTCATTTGTTGAGGGTATACAAACTCATGTAAAAGAAGATGGTATGTTACACGTAAGATTATTACAACATAGAACTGCCACAGGAAGATTTAGTGGAGCAGACCCTAATATGCAGAATATGCCAAGAGGGGGAACTTTTCCTGTAAAGAAAGTATTTGTTTCACGTTGGGAAGGTGGCAAGATTCTAGAGGCTGATTTCGCACAGTTAGAGTTTAGAACTGCAGCCTATTTATCACAAGACAAAACTGCAATGAAGGAGATTAAAGATGGATTTGATGTGCACAGTTATACTGCTAGTGTTATCAGTGATGCTGGTGAAGAGACTTCTCGCCAAGAAGCGAAAGCACACACGTTTGCACCCTTGTACGGAGCAACAGGATTTGGCAGGTCGGCTGCTCAAGCTACATATTACAAACACTTCACGGATAAATACAAGGAAATCAAGTTATGGCACTCCAGATTGGCTCAAGAAGCTATAACGTATAATAAAATAAAAATACCATCAGGCAGAGAATTTTCTTTTCCTGATGTTATGCGAAAGGCTAGTGGTTCAGTAACTAATTTTACACAGATAAAAAATTATCCTGTTCAAAGTTTTGCTACTGCAGATATAGTTCCTCTTATTCTTATGGAGATTGATAAACAACTCCAAGATTTAAATTCGTGCATTGTAAATACAGTACACGATTCTATAGTTATAGATGTTCATCCTAAAGAAATTAAAAAAGTTCAAACTATTCTTGATAATGTGAATGAGAATATAAAATATTTAGTGGATAGACAATATAATATAGATTTTAACGTTCCTTTACTTTTAGAATCAAAGATAGGGGATAATTGGCTTGACACTAAGTAGTACCTATGGTATAACTTAGTATTTTCAAAGGAGTATAAATTGACTGAATTAGTAACAATACAAACAGAAAACTATGCAAGTATGGCGAAAGCTATGGGTTTGTCTACTGCTCAAAGTAGTCAACCTAAAAAAACAAATAATCTAAATAGACTTAGAATATGGCACTCACCAATAATGGGTCAACAAGAAGTAAATGGCAAAATGAAAAATGTTGAGATTGTTGAAGGTGGTTGTTATAGACTTGAAATACTAAAAGATGATACATCTGAGTATGTGTATTCATCAACTGCTACCATACGACCTTTTATGCAAAGGTATATGTACAGAAGATACGTCTCTTTTCCAAATGCAAAAGAGGGAGAGGCAAAAGGTGAATTTCATAGAACAATCATGTCTGATTCACTAGCCATTGATCTTAAAGATAACACAGGTAAGTTTAACTGTGGGAAACCTACAGGTTACGTAGAAGATTTTAAATCTTTGCCTACAGAAACACAAGATTTAATAAGACAAATAAAAAGAGTTCGTGTTATTTTTGGTACAATAAATTTAACATCACCAACAAATGATAAGGGTGAAAGTATTGAAGTAGAAAAAAATATACCCTTTATATGGGAGATAGATAATAAAACTGCGTACAAAATATTAGGCGATGCTTTTGATAAATTTTCAAAAAAAGAAAGATTGCCATTACAACATAATTTAGTTCTTTCAGAGTTGGTAGAAAACCCATTGCCAAATGGCTCAAGTTTTTTTACACCAACAACAACAGTTGATTTTTCTAAGTCTGTTGATATTACTGCAAAAGATAATGAAACATTTACATCTTTCTTAGATTGGATTAAAAATTACAATGACTACATCTATAAAGAATGGGATGAAAAATCTACTGCTAGACACAAGTCTATGTCTGCAGAGGATGTTAATACTGTTGAAGAGTTTATAGACGTAGATACAGATGACACATAGAGTAGAACTTATACTACATCAGTTTATGCAAGATGCCTCTAATGGTAAAGCACCTATGTCAGAGGATAATATAAATACTATTACTAAAGACATAAAAGAGGCTTTGCATAGACAGTTTGGAAGTAAAACAAAAAACGATAAGTTTACGTTAAGGATGTCTAATTTAGGCAGACCTACTTGTCAATTATGGTATTTAAAAAATAAACCTGATACATCTGTTGCAAAACCATCAAACTTTATCATGAACATGATGATAGGAGATATTGTAGAGGCTATATTTAAAGGCTTACTACGAGAAGCAGGTGTAACATTTAAGGATTCAAGTAAAGTAAATCTCACATTAAGTAATACAGACATTAGTGGTACGTATGACTTGGTATTAGATGATGCAGTAGATGATGTTAAGTCTGCATCTGATTGGTCTTATAGAAATAAATTTGAATCTTATGAAGCATTAAGTAGTGGTGATTCTTTTGGTTATATTGGACAACTTGCAGGTTACGCAAAAGCCATGAATAAAAAACCTGGTGGTTGGTGGGTTATTAATAAAGCAAATGGTAAATTTAAGTATGTTCCTGCATCAGGTCTTGATATAAAAAAAGAAGTATCTAAATTAAAAGAGACTGTAAAAGTACACGAGTCTAATGTTTTTAAAAGATGTTTTGAAGCAGTAGATGAGACTTTTAGAGGGAAACCTACAGGAAATAAAGTATTAGGAACAACTTGTTCCTTTTGTGATTTTAAACATGATTGTTGGGAAAACTTAGAAGAAAGACCTGCTATTATGTCAAAAGCACAGTTTCCTAAAATGGTTTCATATGTGTCAATATCTGAGGAGTATAAAGATGTCAGATAAAAAAATAGAAGACCTTCAAAAGGACATTGAGACTATGGAAAAAGAGCTATCTGAAGCTAAAAAAACTTTACGTGAAATGAAGACAAAAGGTTTACGTGAGGCAATGGAAGCTAAGAAGTTAGCAGATGAGGCAGTAAGAGAAGAGATGAAAGCACTTGGCTATGACTATAGTAGATCAGAATATGAATTTAATCCTTTTTCAGGTTGGAGAAGAATACTCTAGTGACTGCTCATAGTGCTCGTAGAGTAGCATTAAAAAATGGGTATAGGAGTGGTTTAGAGCATAGTATTGCTCTATATCTTTTAACATATAAAACTACTTTTGATTATGAAAGTATAAAGATAGAGTGGGAAGATTTAACGTATCGCACCTATACCCCTGATTTTATTTTAAAAAATGGTATTATAATAGAAACAAAAGGCAGATTTTTAGCTACTGATAGAAGAAAACATATAGCTATAAAACAACAACATCCTAAATTAGATATTAGATTTGTATTTACGAATAGTAAAAGTAAACTTTACAAAGGAGCGAAAACAACATATGCTCAATGGTGTATTAGACATGGGTTTAGATATTTTGATAGAATTATTCCTGAGGATTGGCTCAAAGAAAAAGGCAAAAACAAACATCCTAAGTTTATTCAATTTAACAAAAAGAAAATTATAAGGAGAACTAAATGAAAAAATTTAAACCATCTGCTTTATACATAGAGCTAACACCAAGAGTCTTTCCTGAAGATGAACAAGTTTGGAACGGAGAGGTTGAAGTTAATCTTATCATGGATAAACAAAGTCCATTAGATATAACATCTCAACAAGACCTTTTAAATTTAGGACAAATGGTAGCAGCCACATTAGGTTTAATGGAAGAAGATAAACAAATCGTAGCCAGGTTACAAAATTTTATTGATAAAAAATTAGAACCTAATACAATGGAAAAGAAGGACAATATTATTTATTTTGATTTTAAACAATCAAAGAAAGAAAAAATATAATGGGTATTTATAGTGAGTCAATCAGAAAAAGATACAAAGAGGTAGGAGACATAGTGAGAAAACAAGCACAAGAACAATCAGATCATAAACAAACTTTAGATATGGTTAATAGTCCACCTCACTATAATAACTCAGGAATAGAGTGTATAGAGGCTATAAAAGCCATGACAGACAAAGGGTTTCAATATTATTTACAAGGTAATATTATGAAATACCTTTGGAGATACCGATATAAAAATGGTGTAGAAGATTTAGAAAAAGCACAATGGTATCTCAATGAGCTAATAGATGAATTAAAAAAGTAAAATGACAATTAAACTTAGGGTATCCATAATAATAGAAGTAGACGAAGAAGAGTACATGATGCCCTCAGATGAAAATGTTGAAGAAGAATTAGAATCACATTTTAAAGATTGCCTTTTTGATTTAGATGGTGTAGATATAAAGCATATTTCAATTACTAGGAGAATAAAATGAACAACCATTTACCAACAGATTATCAAAACTTTATTGCTCTCTCTAGGTATGCAAGATGGAAAGACGATGAGCAAAGAAGAGAAACTTGGGGTGAAACTGTAGACAGATACTTTGACTACATGGAAAACCACTTGAAGAAAAAGCATGGTTATACTTTAACCAAAGCATTAAGAACAAAACTAAATGATTCTATATTATCACTAGGAACTATGCCAAGCATGAGGGCATTGATGACTGCAGGTGTTGCCTTAGACAGGTGTCATGTTGCAGGATATAATTGTAGTTATATACCTGTTGATAGTCCAAGAAGTTTTGATGAATGTATGTATATTCTTATGTGTGGCACAGGTGTTGGTTTTTCTGTTGAGAGAGAAAATGTAGATAAATTACCTGTAGTTAATGAACATTTTGAAAAAAGTACAACAATGATAACTGTGGCAGATAGCAGACCTGGTTGGGCAAGAGCTTTGCGTGAGTTAATAGCTATGTTGTATGTGGGACAGATACCATCTTTAGATGTATCGCAAGTTAGACCTGCAGGTGCTAGACTTAAGACGTTTGGTGGTAGAGCATCAGGACCTCAACCTTTAGTTGATTTATATAATTTTTGTATAGCTATATTTAAAAAAGCATCAGGTAGAAGATTATATCCTATTGAGTGTCATGATATTATGTGTAAAATAGGAGAAGTTGTAGTTGTAGGTGGTGTAAGACGTTCTGCCCTCATTAGCTTGTCTAACTTGAATGATGATCAAATGAGACACGCAAAATCAGGTTCATGGTGGGAAAATGAAGGGCATAGAGCATTAGCTAATAACTCTGTAGCATATAAAGGCAAACCTGATATGGGAACATTCATGAGAGAATGGTTGGCTTTGTATGAATCTAAATCAGGAGAACGTGGTATATTTAATCGCAAGTCTGCCAAGAAAAAAGTAGAGGAAAATGGTAGACGCAACTCTGATTATGCTTTTGGATGTAATCCATGTAGTGAGATTATACTTAGACCATATCAGTTTTGTAATCTTACAGAAGTTGTTTGTAGAGAGACAGATCATCTAGATACTTTGAAAGAGAAAGTTAGACTTGCCACTATACTTGGGACATTTCAATCAACTTTAACAGAATTTAAATACCTCAGAAAAGTATGGAAAGAAAATACAGAAGAAGAAAGATTACTAGGTGTGTCTCTTACAGGTATATTAGATTGTTATCTTCTTAACAATGGTACGAAAGAATCTATACAAAGAATGTTATTAGAGTTGAAAGAAGTAGCAATAGAAACCAATAAAAAGATTGCAAATGATTTAGGCATACCACAATCTACTGCTATAACTTGTATTAAACCATCAGGAACTGTTTCTCAGTTAGTAGATAGTGCAAGTGGTATCCATGCCAGGCATAATGATTACTACGTTAGAACTGTGCGTGGCGATAATAAAGACCCACTTACACAGTTTATGAAAGAGGCAGGGATACCTATAGAGCCTGATATTACAAAGCCTGATAGTGTATCTGTTTTTAGCTTTCCTATGAAATCACCCACAGGTGCTATAACTAGAACTGCTATGACTGCTATAGAACAATTAGATTATTGGCTAATGTTTCAAAGACATTGGTGTGAACACAAACCATCTGTTACTGTATCTGTAAAAGAAAATGAATGGATGGATGTGGGTGCTTGGGTGTATGATAATTTTGATGAAGTATCGGGTATCTCCTTTCTGCCCTTTAGTGAACATACGTACAAACAAGCACCATATCAAGACATTGATGAAAAAGAATACAATGAATTGATGAAAACTATGCCAAAGTCTATTGATTGGAGTAAATTACAAGACTTTGAAAAAGAAGATACTACAAGTGGTAGTAAAGAATTAGCCTGTACTGCAGGTGTATGTGAAGTCGTAGATATAGAAGCAAGTTAGGAGTTAATTATGAGAGATATAATGTTAAATGCGTTGAAGTCCTACTACGTGGGTAATATAAATAGACACATAGCAAACGTAGAAGTATATTTAAGAATGACTGTAGGTATAGGAGAGCACTCTGATATACAGGAAACTATTGATAAAGAGATAGAAAAAATTGCTCAATTTGATGATAGGTTAAGTATGGTTTTAAAATATTTTGAAAGAAAAGAAAATGCAACAACAACAGAAGAAGAAGCGAAGAAATCCAAATCTAAGTAAGTATGATGCTCCCTTGATTATACAATATAAAAAAGGGTATAATTCTTTTTTTATAAACAGTAAAAGTCCATATCATTTGAATACTATGCAACATAGAGAATGGCAAAGAGGTTGGAATGATGCATATAGTAAAAAACTAAAGAAGGTAAAAAATGCACAATCTAGAAAAAGAAGCCAAAGAGTTTATGAAGAAAAGAAAGCAAACTTTTAATATAATGGATGATGTAATAAAAAGTTTAGAAAACGTTAACAAGAATTTAGAAACAATATTAAAAAAAATAAAAGACTTAAATGCAAAAAATAACACCCACACATGATCTGTCATGGTATCTAAAATGGTCAGGTTCAATGTTAATAATGTCAGGTATTATATGTAGGGCAGCAGGAGTGTTGCCTTTTTATGATTTAATTGCCTCTTGTTTAGGCACAGGTTTATTAACAGGAATGGCTTACTTGTGGCATGATAGGGCATTACTTATTGTAAATGGGGTAGCTTGTGCAGCACTCGCTATGGGAATACTAAGATATGTATCTTCTACTTTCTCCTTTTAAACAATCTTAACCTAGACTTTTTTTCTAAGTTCAAGGCTACGTCTAAATCTATATTACGTTCTCCTGCCTTAAATTCTATTTCCCCTTCTTGGTTGTATATGTCCTCTTGATAAGTTGGAGTCAACACCACATCTCTTCCCATTCTTTGTCTAAATAATCTAACTGCCTCCACTCTAGTGACAGGTGCAGTTCTTCTAAAAGCAGTTAAAGATTTTTCAAATTGACCTAAAATAACTTTATAATTTTGAGTTTCAGGAGAGTCTCCTTCATTTTCCTCGTAGTAATATTTTTTATTTCCAAATTCTCTTTTGGCTTCTCTGATATTAGTCTGAATAAAGTTTCTAATTTTTTTTCTTAAATCAGTTGTATTAAGTTTTTCAGGATCGTTGGAGTCTAGTTGTTCGTTCATTGCAACTAAAGTTTTTCCAACTTCTGCTATACTAGGTAATACTAAACTTAATAATCTATTCTCTCTATTTCTAACAATAACAGAACCTGCTTTTGAAGATAAACCAAAAGTATCAAAACCATATTTTTGAAAAAAGTCTGCAGGAGGTGGATCATCTTCGTATTGCGATAGTCCAAAAAGAACCTTTAACTCAGGTGCTACACGTTTTTTACCATCTCTATCAAAAGCATAAACTTTATCCTCTAAGTTAGCCTCTTCTGTAGGAGATATAAAACCTCTTCTCTTAAAAGGTTTTAAAAATGATTTTTCTAAAGAACCATAAAATGTTAAGTCAGTTTCTTCTGAATACTCTTTCATGTCATCAGTTCTAAGACCTAGTGCTCTTTCTGCATCTATTACCATACCAAACGGAACTACATATCTTTGTATAAAATTACCCAAAGGAGAACCTATAAGTTTGCCTATTTTTTCATCAGTAGTTATATCCCCATCTCCTATGGCAAAAGCAAAATCCTCTATTACAGAAAACTCTCTTCCTTGTCTTAAATTAGCACCTAAAAATGTTTCTGCTAATTCTTTAGCACTTAATAGATTTGTAGTAGATAGTCTATCCCAACCTGCTGCCCATTTTTCTGTTGCTGTTCCATTTTTTTGAGACCAACCATCTAAAAATTGATTACCTATTCTTGCTATATGTCTAAACTGTCTTATAGGAAATTCAGGTGTGCTATCTAATACCTTTCCATCTCCTGTTCTAATTTTTGTATAATCAGGATGAGAATACTTACTCTTATCATATTCCATGAAACCATAAAGTGCACCCAACCCAACTAAGTTTTTAGTTATTAAATCTCTATCTGTAGCATCTAGTTTAGAAAATACATCTCTAACACCTCTTTTAGATGACATTCCTAATCCTCCTACGAGTCCAAGTGCTCTTCTCATAGGCACAAACAATGCTCCACCTGTGTATTTAGCCATTAGTTCCATAGATGAAAACATAAATCTTGGGAATGCAACTACAACAGTTAGACCTGAACGAGTAATAAAATTATTTATTTTTGCAAATGGTTTAAACTCAGGTCTTGCAGCATATGTATTTTTCAATGCATTTTCTACAGAGTCTGTTATAAGTTCTTCAAAGTTTCTAGCATTTGCAGGTTTAACTTTAGATGAGTTAGACATAAAATCTTTTAATCTACCTTTTTTTAATTCATCTATTAAGTTTAAACCATATTCTCTTTCTACTAAATTTTCTAACGTTTTTGTAAAATAAGACCTTCTAATAATATGTTCTTGCCATCTATTAGGTATGTTTAAAAAGTCAACTAAATCTTCTCCTGCACTTAAAAGGGCATCTATGCCTTTACCTAATCTTGACGTAGCTTGACCTCTACCTGTCATCGTTTGAATCTCATTCAAAGTATTAAATAATCTATTAAATTCGTCTGAAAATTCAGGTCTGTCTAGTATCCAATCTGTAAAATCTTTTATATCTCCATTTTTAAAACCTACATCATCATACATATATTTTAGATGTCTAAAACTATTTTTCCAATTTGTAGGTCTAAAAAATTCATTAGCTCCTCTATAAGCTGCTCCTAATATACTTCCTTTTCCTGATACTATATCTCCCATTTGATATAATGTATTATCCATCACATCACCTAAACCCTCCATAGGAGCACGATAAAGAGCAGACCTTATGTTTCTCATCATGGTTGCAATTTGAGATACCATTGCTCCTCTACCTATGTTCACGGCTCTTAAAAAATATTTCCATCCTAAAGATTTGTCATTTAACTTTTTATTTAATTTAAGTTGCTCCATTCTTTCCATTGGCTTGGTTGCCTTTTTCATTTGAGCAAACTTTTGTAAAACTTTACCTGCCTGAGAACCTGAACCTATAACTGCTAACATAAATTTTTCATAAGGCAGATCATATTTAGCTAACAAATCTGCTAACTCAGGACTTGCTTGTAACTGCTTTTCAACAGTTAGTTTAAATATATCATCTATTAATGTTTTACCTTTACCAAAAGCACCAGGATTTTTAGATTTTAATTCACTAATGACTGCAACAAGAGGGTCTAACATATCTGCATCAACTATAGGATTTGTTAAAACAGAACTGTCGTCTATTCCTAGAAGTTTTAAATCTTCTCCTAAACCAGACATTTCTGATTTTCCTGTATATATGTTTACCTCAGATTTCATTGAGTCATCATATATTTTTTTAGCTTCGTTTGTTCCTACTTTTCTAGCTTTTTCAGGGTCTAATATAGTTCTACCTGCAGATACTTTAGATATTAGTTTACTTTCATCTACTATTTCATCTATATTGGTTGGATTTCTAGCTCCTATCTTTACTTCAAATTCTTTTATTAGTTGTTCTTTTATTGCTAAATTTTTCTTAGCTAAATTTGAGGCTTTCTTTTTTGCTTTCTGCGAAGCCTCTTGAGTTGCATTCTTCATGCCTTTTACGTTAAATTTTCTTTTTTCAATTATTTCAGCTTTTACTGCTACATTTATTGCATCCCGTTTCTTTTTTAATTCTTCTTTAACTATTTGATCAACTAGTTCTTGAGAACTTTTAACAGTACCTGCAGTCAATCTAACAAAAGGAGCTGCTTCAGCCACTTCTAAAACTGCACCTAAATCTCCTGTAAATCTTTTAGCTGCCGTTTTTGGAGACATTTTTATTGTCTTACTAGCACCTCCATCCGTAACCTCATCTATTGCCTCATGAACATATTGATAACCATCAGCTACTGCACCTCTAACAAATTTAAAAGTGTTAGTTAAATGACCTAAAAGATTAAGTCCAGATTCACCAAAAACATCTATGTATTTTTTCATGAAAGGTCTATTTGTTAAATCTTGCTTTAGCATCATCTCTGTTTGCTTTTCAACAGGAACATATCCTTTATATCGTAAAGGCATATTTAATCTGTATTGAGATGCTTTATATTTTTCTAACTCATCTTTATCTCTGTAACGAATAGTATGTAATTCCACAGGTAATGGCATATTTATTTGTGAATTTTCATCAGTTTGAGACCTAATGACTTCTAATATCCCTGCTTTCTCAGCACCTTCTTGATCAATAAGAACACCATCTTTAAAATATGCAGGATGTGATTCTGAATACTGTGCTATTAGTTGATCTTGGGTAAATTTAGGTTTTGGTTTTGGAAGAATTATGCCATCATCTATATTTTCAGTTTCTACACTTGTTTGATTATTTCTTATAGCTTTATTGACATCATCAAGACTTATAGAATTGCTTGATGTTTGTTTTGTTGTGGTGGTATCAGACAAAGATGCATTAACATCTTTAATGTCTAAATAATTAGATTTTTTTGAAGTTATATTTTTTTTGATAATAGCATTATCATCATCTACGTCTTTTTCGTTTTCTTTATTTAAATATGCGTTTACATCATCTAGTGATAAACTACTCATAGAAAATCTCTTTTTTTATTAATTTATGCCAGTATTTTTAATTCCTACATCACTAGTATCAGGTAAGACGTAAAATCTATTGTTAAATGTTAGTTTACCATCTTCTTTTACAGGATTACGTTCTTTATAATAAACCATTCTTTGACCACCAACATCATATATACCACCTATAAGTAATTTAGATGTATCAGTTTGAGTTTGTCCATTTACTGTGGTGACAGGAAGTCTTAAAGAATTTGAATAACTGTCAGTCTCTTTATCATAGTATTTAACATTTTTACCTAACTTATTAATTAAACCTATAAAAGGTGCATGTTCAAACATACCATTTATAGCACTGCCTTGGGCAACCATGTCAGAAAAAGTTAGGTTATTAAGTGTCGCTACGTTTATATTAAAATTCTTTCTTTGGGCTGATCCTTGAGGAGCAGTTACAAATGCTACTCCCTGATCTGTAAAAGATATGCTTTCCCTATCAAATCCTATTTCAGTTGCTCTTACAGTTGTTTGATCTTTATATGCTTTATCCCAATACGCAGGTGTAAACTTATCAAACTTTTTAAGTGCATTTTGATTTATAGCATCTAAGTTCTTTTTAATTTGGACTTCATTAGCTTTAAGACCAACTTTAAAATCTTTATACTCTTTTAAAGCAGCAAAAGAATCTTTTTTACTTACCCTTTCTACTTGTGGTAACTCAGTCATAGGTCCTGAGTATTCACTTAAATCAGGTACAGATTGTTCTATCGTTGTTTTTAAAAATCCAGGATCATATGCATTATGGAATATGTTTGATCCATCGTATATTTTCATAGCATTTATAAATCCATCAGGAGTTTTAGTGTAATCTCCAAATTTAACTCTAGCAAAATTTCTAGTTACATCATCTATTGTTACATCTGTTTTTAATTGTCCTAAATTTCTAAGATTATCGTTAACAAAATCAGTAGTAGAGTACGAAAATGGTGTTGTTCTTTGATTTGCAGGTTTATTATCATACACAAATTTAGCCACATTAGCTTTATCAAAAAATGCTTTTTCTATATTTTCCATTTTATATCCATGGTCGGCTAACAAAGCCTTTGCTCCTGCAATCTTTTGAGATTTACTAAGTTCTGTATCTTGAAAATATGTATTAATAACTTGATTTAGTGCCTCTTTCATTTTTCTTCTATAAGAAACTGCTTTTGTTTTGTAATCATTAGCTTTAGGAACAACATCATCTATATACTTTTCAAGTCTAGCAGATACTTTATCTTGTCTGTCTTTTTCTAGTCTATCTATTTTTACTGCTGCAGTTCCCCCTGCTATAGCAAGTCCTCTACCGAAACCTAAACTTCCAAAAATTGACATTACTCTACCTCTTTTTCTTTCATATTATCTACTAGTGGCTCTCTTCTAGCCATTAAACCTTTTTTAGTTAGGTCTTCTTCAATATCATCTATTTCTGTTATTAAATCATATTTTAAATCATCTACTGTTTTTGCATCTAACATTTGTTCTTTACGTAGTTCTTCTTCTGCTATATTTAAATCATTCTCTGTGATGTCCATATCTATATAACTTTTCTGAGCATCCATAGTATATTCAACACCTGCAGTGTCTGCTAAACCTTTTATAAACTCTGTTATCACAGGATTTGCTAATACTGCAGTATCAATAGTATGCTTACCTTCCATAACCCCTGCTAAAGTCAATGTTTCTGCTATAGTAGGAATAGCCACTCCATTTTCTACTACAGATAAGACATTATACATAAGTCTATCATCACCTATTCTAGATAAATAGAAATCTAAAGCATCTTCAACTGTTGCATATTGAGGTGGACTTTGCCAAGGTCTAGCTCCTAACTCATGTGTTAATGCCATACCTGGAATAGGTAAATCTAATTCTGGTTCAAGTTTAACTGTCATTTGTTTCTTTTCCTACACTCATGTTTCTTTGGAATGCATTTCTTATAGATAGCATATATTTAGCACTAGCATCTAATTCACTATCTTCCATCATACTACTAGGTCTTTTCAAAAGACTTGATTTTGTTGTTTCTTTTATAGGTTTATTGTTTTGAGAATTTTTAATTCTATTGTCTAACGTAAACCAAGATTTTCTATTTGATTCTATTGCTGTTTTCATAGTCTATTAACTCCCAGGTAAAAATAATCTCCCTGCTACACTGTTAGCTCCTGCTCCTAACACAGAGCCTATTAAGCTACCAAGTCCTGATGCAGCTTTTGCATCTGCCTCCATTTCAACTGATTTTTGCATAGCATCAGCTTGTATATTTGCAGTTGCTAATTTGTTAATTCTATCTAATTCTCCTTCTGCACTAGTCCATGCCCACTCCATAGTGTCTGCGTAATACTGCCATAAATTATCATATGCTTCTTTAGATATATCTAATAAAGAATTAGCATTTAATTCGTTTGCTCTATTAACTGCAGTGGTATCTGCAGTAGCTACCTGTCTTCTCCACTGTGCATTGTTTTGTGCTATAACAAGTTGATTTTGTGCATTAAATTGATCTCTCTGATTGTTAAGTTCTCCATTAAATCTCTCTACAGTATTAGCTTGACCTGCATTAAACTGTGCTTGAGCATTAGCTTGTGTCGCATTATACTGACCTATTTGAGTAGCCAGGTTAGCAAAAAATTGATCTACCTGATTCTGTGAAGTAGCATTAAATTGTCTTGCTGCATTTACTGCAGCTTGATCAGTCAAAAGAGACTGCACTCTTTGTTGTGCTTTTAACACATTGACTTGTTGTAAATTAGAAAGATTAGCCATATCTCTTTGTAAAAAAGACTGAGCATTTTGTACTGCAGCTTGTTGTCTATTATTAAGATTACTTAAATCCATATTAGCCAATGCAGAAGCCTCTGCTACAACCAAGGCTTGTCTGTTACTTAAATTAGTTAAATTCATAGTGTTAGCTAATCTACTATTTTCTAGTGCCACTTGTTGTTCTGCACTAAAATTTAAATTAGCTATATCTCCAATTTTAGAAGCATTTTGTACTCTTGATTGAAATGCTTGATCAAACTCTTGACCTATAAACTGTGCTCTCTGTTGAGCAGCTAACATTGCTCTTTGTTGTCTATTAGATAAGTTTTGAGTTTCAAACTGTGCTTGTATACTTGCGTCAGCTTGTGCTATAGGTAAAGCAGATTCCATCGCTGCCTGTACAAGAGCCTGTCCTGCAATACTAGAAGCACCTAAACCTCTTTGTTGCATTACTGCTTGTACACCTCTAATTGCACCTGCTGCCCATGAAGGTGGATTAGTTGCATCAAAATTAGAGGTTAATAAAGCAAGTTGACCTGCTACAGATGCTTTGTCTGTGGGTGTTGCAGTAGCTGCTTCTACTTGTTCAGTAAAAGTTTTAGCTCTCTCTGCATTGGCAACTTCAGTTATTAACTCTCCCTGTTGTATCTGTCTTTGTACAGGATTATTTATTAAAGTTGCACTTCCTTGAGCAGCAGACAAGTCACCTACACTTGATGCAGTCGCTTGAGCGGCATTAATCTGAGCACGTGGGTCTTCGGGGGTTGTTTGAGCAGCTTGTGTAGCACTTAGAGCAGTCTCAATAGAATCAGATGCCTGTTCAGGAGTCATTATATTAGCAGGTGTTTTATCAACACCTTGAACACCTGTTGTTGTTGCCATAGTAGTTGGAACTGCAACAGTGCCTGTTACTGCACCTAATGCAGGGTCTATTATTTGTTCTTGAGATATTTGAGTTCCCATAGGAACAACTGTTTGACCAGGAGTTAAAGCAGGTTGTTGCATCCTATCTGCAGTTACACCTCCTATTGTAGGTGTTGTAGAAGACTCATTTGACGTTGTTCCACCCTCTTGCATCTTAACAACACCACCACGAGCCATTTGTTTTGCAGCTTCTTCGTAGACAACCATCTGTCTTTTCTTTTCAGGATTCTGTTCTAAGAAGTTATCAAACTGCTCCATAGAACCTTTGTATCCTAACTGATTAGCTATCTTCTGCATAGCATTTGGTTTAAAACCTGTAAATATTGCCACTATTTAGCTCCAATTAATATCTTATCTAACTTATCTTCTAATCTTTTCATTGCATCCATGATGTCATGCATATCTTCTTTGACATCATCTTTACGTGCATACTCTTCTCGTGTCTTATTTAATAATATCTGTAATCTTTTTACTTCGCCAAACATCTTGTTGAATGCCCAACCGAATGGTACAACGACCATAGTTAAGATGATGTTCCAAAATAACATTGCATCTATTTCCATGTTTACTCAGCATCCTTGATGGTTAGTGTGCCTGCTTTGACTTGTTTTTGTATTTCTGCGTAGTGTCTATTGGCAGGGTCTAATGGCACAGATGAATAAACTCCATCTATAGTTGCTACTATGACACTATTCTTTCCGTTAAATTTTATATATTTTGCATTTTTTATTACCATACTAACCTCTAAAATTCTGCATCTGCTGTAAAACCATATTCAAATCCATCACCTTGTGTGTGAGTGCCAGTATCTCTTACTGCTGCATGAAAACCAACATATCCTCCAGAATTAATTGACCAATTATTAGAAGCATCACTTCCAGTAGCAAAGACTGAGACCTTTCCAGATGTTCCATTTCTGCTAAATATGACTACAGTTGGAACTGCCCTTTTTAAAACTCTATAACCATGACCTTGTACATATGAACCTTGTTGAGCTATTTTTGTAGGCATATTTGCAAAAGAAAAAGTATCACTGTCAGGATTTCTTCCTAGCATTTCAAAATATCTTTGACATAACAAAAGTTCCTCACCAAATGACCTATGCTCAAATGGTGTGGCTTGTGAGCCTACTTCCATTTGTATGCCAGTTATGAAAAATGTTCTGTCTGTGCTGTCAAAGAAAGATGTTTGATTATCTCCTATTCTTTGATTTGTTGTGGTAGATGCCCAAGTATTTGAAACAAATGTACCCCCAGTGTAATTTGAACCACCGTGTAAAAAAATATGAAACCTAAATCTCTCAGCATTATCATCTGTTATAGTGCCTGTTGTATCTGCATTAAATGTTAAAATAACTCTTGTAAAACTAGTTGTTACAGAAAATTCTTGAGCAATAGTCCTGCCATTAGTATTATCTTGAAGTTCACAAGTATAAGTAGCACTTGCATTACCTTTGACAAAAAAAGAAACTGTAACTTTTTCAGCATCTGATGTGCCTTTTTTAAATTGTTGTACGTCTTGTCCTTCAAAAGAATACCTTAATATTGTTACTTCAGCAGAACCAATAGACGTATCTGCTGTAGTGCAATCAAGTTTTAAACTATTTGCAAATCCATTTGGTCCTGAACTGTCTTGTGTCATTGTTAATCTGCCACTATTTGATGAGTCATTAACAAGTTTAAATCTATCCAAAGTTGGATAAGAAGATGATGCACCTAATCCTGTTGCACTTGTTGCTCTCTGTGCTACTTGCATAGCACCATTAATGATAAGATTTCTTCGCCCACCAATCTGTCCGTTGGTTAGGACTTCACCCATCTTTGCTAATTCTGCTGCTTTACTCATGCTAAGTCTCCGTGAATTGCATTACAAGCATCATCATAGTCATTAGCACCTGCTGAGCTTGTTAATATAGTTCTTAATTTTGTTGAAGATGAACCAACAGTTATTGTTGTAATACAACCAGCATTTTGAGCTGTGCCACTTATAGCATATAGAGCATTGGTCATATTATTAGAGTAATTTTGTGTGTACTCACCAGTTGCATCATCCGATATGCTTGATATGTTGTAACTATCTTGTATTGCAGAAGTTCCTTGCGTTACGTTATTCCATGCTTTAGCACTACCATTGAAAAGGACACTCGTAGCAACACTATTATTACTACTTGCATCTGTTATTGTGTTTACTCTTAATATACTAGCCATTATGCTAAATCTCCATGAATAACGTGCATACCATAACCAGTACCACTATGAAAATCTTGAAAATCACTATCATATTTAGCTTGGATGTGGTCTGTTGTACTTTCAACTGCTCCAGTATCAAATCCTGTAGCAAATGCACTTATTGAATGACCACTAGCAACAACTACCATGTAATCCGTTGAACCCATTGCATTACTTTTTACAAATCTCCATTTACCTGTGGCAACATCAGTTGTTGAGGAAATATTTAAGCTATCATCTGCAACTGCATCAACTCCAAATTTACAAAAAGATTTAGCCAACCCTTGTTGCAAATTAGTTGTTGTACTATTGCCTTCACCTGTAACATCAATAGAACCTGCTGTGGTTACACCTGTAAATTTATCTACTTTAAGTTCACTAGCCATTATGCTAAACTCCCACAAAGATGTATGGCTTGGTCATTAGCGTCTGTTCCCCCACCATTTTGATATGCAATCGTATTTTGTATGGATGTAGTTCCATAACTAACTATAGCAGGACATCTAATTCCTCCATTACTTGTTAGACCTACTCCTGCACCCACAATTTCGCCTGCACTATTAAAAGCATTAGTCATAGTTATTGTGTATAAACCTGTGCCATCATCTGTACTACTTGCACAATTAAAAGAATCGTTAAAAGTATTATCACTTATGTCATACCTCCACCAAGTTTTAACTATGCCTTGTGTTAAATTCTGTGTGGTTGTACCATCTACATAAGTAGAGTTAGAACCTTTAACTTTTATATTCGTGCCACCTGACCCTGCTTTATCTACAATGGTATCTACATTTAATTGACTTGTCATACGATACTCCAATAACCATTAACAGTAACTGTCGCTGATTGTGTTATAGGTCCTGCTGATAATCCGTTGGTGCTAGAACTGATTGTTATGTCTGCACTTATAGTCTGTCCATTTGTTCTGATAATACTGTTGTTGCCTAAGAATGGATATCTGTCATCTGATTCAGTTTTAGTGTAGGTTTGGTTTACGGAGAACACATCGTAAACAATCATTTCTACATGGTCATTTAAACTTGCACCCTG